CTGTCAGAAAGAACGCTCCTGTCGCACAAACCGAGAGATTGCTGAAGGCGATGGCGGCGGATTGCAAACTCTTCAAAGACTTGTTCCACTCGAAGGAGAATTTCCAATGTGGAAAACCCGTTTTCGTTGATGTCGCGTCGTCTGGTCAGGCAGCAAGATCGCCTACTGCTGCAAGGTCGCCGACCACCGGGCTGATTCAATTGTCGCCACTGACTCCTAGATCTTCTCCTAAGTCTTCGTCGTCTAAGAGGTCTTCGTCGCCCAGGAGGTCTTCGTCGCCCTCTAGAATGTCCGGGAAAGCCGCCCCTAGATACTCGTCGACTGGTCGCGAACGCTTTGGATCGGCCCCGAGAAGGTCTCCTTCCCCCGTGGCACGGCGTAGAGGAAGCGCCATGGCAAGATTTGACCTTCCAAACGCTGACCCGAGACTCCGGAAAGAGTTCAAGAAGGAATCCTCACCGGTCGCAACGTCTGGAAAGAAAGATTCCCCTGCGAAGGGAACCTCTGGAAAGGCGAGGAGTCCTTTCACCGACACGGGAAAAGTAAACTCTAAAAAGCGTCAGGTCCTGAGAGATTCCAAGGGTCGTGCGTACGTTCGCCAGGGGGACAAGAAGGTATATGTGAAGAAGCTGTTCACGCCGAAGTAAAACGCTATTTGATACTGCCCCGCGGTCAAATGATATATTGTATTGACTACTGGCCTATATAAACTTAACACCCGGACTTTCTGTTATTATAGACATGTTTATCCACACTCTTCTTGGATTTCCTCAAAAAATAATTCTTCGTGAAAACCGTATTATTTCATACACAGATGCGTCTATTACAGCGAACAGAGGAGGTATCGGGTTCATATCAAGAAATGCAAACGAAGAAGCTCGCATTTTCAGCGCACGAGCTCACGAAACAAAGGACATCAATCGCCTGGAGCTGGGTGCCATTTTCACGAGCATCGCTATGACGGATCCCGAACTCGACACACTTGTTTTCACGGATAGCCAGACTTCTATTTCCAATATTGTGACCAAGATGAAACGGACCAAGTATGACAAATTGGCCAAATTCGTGCTTCAACTGACGAAGGATAGAAACGGGCATGTGTATGTTACCAAAGTGAAGGCTCACTCTGGAGATCCAGGTAACGACGAAGCGGACCGTCTGGCAAAGCAAGGTACGATGAGTAATAAGATCATCGTCCTACCCGACGAATTCTCATCCGTAGACGAGTGGTTCAAGTATCACGTTGATATGAAAATAATGTAACATATCGTCGCAATAGCGTATAAAAATAGTTTTTTTTATCTCAAGACATAATAACAATGGTCCTCAAAGCACTTGAACTGTTCGCCGGTATCGGAGGTATTACTCACGGTCTGCGTGGTTATGTTGAACCAATTGCATTCTGCGAATACGAGAAAGATGCCGCCGCTTTTTTGAGTCAGCGTGGACTTCCAGTCCATGGCGACATTACGAAATTCGATGCTACGTCGTACAATGGGAAAGTAGACATTGTTACTGCCGGATGGCCTTGCACAGGTTTCAGCACAGCCGGTAAAGGAACCGGTTTCGACCACGCGGCATCCGGATTGTGGACAGAAGTGAGTCGTGTGGTGAAGGAGAGCAGCCCCGAGTATGTGTTTCTCGAAAATTCGCATGTGCTGGCGCAAACCAAAAATCTCAAGGTGATCGTGGCTGACCTGAACAATCTTGGATACGACACCAAGTGGTGGACGTGCCGTTCCAACGACGTGAACGTTGGTGCGCATCACAATCGGTATCGTTGGTTTATGTTGGCTCAAAAGAAAGGAAACATCACGAAATTTGATCAGATCCCAGTGAAGAAATTTGAATGGACGGGTGATTTTAAGGAGAAGCAGATTGCTGCTAATTCTCACGAAAATAAGCAATTGATCAAATTTATGGGAAATAGCGTAGTTCCCGACCAGGTTAGATTTGCGTTCGATTCCATCAACGAGCTGACACTTTCGGGCAAACCGGTCGACGACAAGGACGACATCGTCAAGATCGGATACTCCACGGACGGTGTCATGTTCAAGGTCCCTACTAAACAAAACATCATTCCTAACTTGAATATCACGTTGACTCCACGCGATGCGCCCGTCGGACACAAAGCCGAGGAGGATGCGATCATCACGAAGCCGATTGCTATGACGTACTGGAATACGCCTGCGTTCTGTTATCACAAGTCGGCGCGTGGTGCCAAAATTCTGACCAAACGTCAAAAGAACAATCTTCACACTCAGATCAAGTTTTGCCCGGGAGGCACTGATGACGGTTATCTATCAGGCAAGTTCTGTGCATGGTTGATGGGATACGACCAGGAGTATCTGGGAAATCTGATGGTGTATTAAAAATATCATATATATATATATAAATGACAACACCACAAGCGTCGACAAAATATTATGAGCAGAGATTTGTGAATGATTTTCACGAAGAGCTTAAAAGAAAGAAGATATCTCTACCTGTTACCGTTGTATTGAAAGATTCGAACGATAACGAACAAGTCATACGAAATGTAAGTGGTGCTAGAGTTTTGCGTGATAAAGCCAATGCCAAATCTCCGACCAAAATTAAAATAGAGAATATTGGTCGTCATGTAACATCCAAAGGAGATATAGCATTATATTCTATTGTAAAAGACGGAAATAAGGAAATTAAGGTCGACGTTGCCTGGATATCACACAAATCCAATAAAAACGATATTGGTAAGAAAATAGATCATGCTCAATATCTCGACGCATCGGCCGATGTTACTTTTAGAACAAGACCGGCAGTAACAAAGGAAATAAGAGATTTCAAGAATAAAATGCTTGAATTGAGCGTTCAAGAGAGCTCGAATATATATTGTTGGCCAGGGTACAAAGACGGAAAATCTCTCAGAATATGGGACTACGTGAAGAGTTCGTTACTGATGAATATGGCAATATTTGGAATCGAATATGGAACAGGGAAAGGATTTAGTCGCCAAAATGCGAATATATTGATGAGTGGCGATCCTCATATAGAAATACATAACGATAACACGATAATTCTTACCACAAAAGGAGAAAAATCAACTAATAGCTTCGAGGGCAAAAGCTTCATAAATGGAACTGCGGAATATATGCCAGATGATGATAAACCTATATTTTTCACAAAACCAACCACGTCTGTCAAAACAACTATAGAAGGAAAAAAGATTGATGGGGTTAGTGTTTGGATAATTTACAGAAGTTACGCAACGAAAAATAAGATGATCGACGATGTCATAAATAACAAAAATGCTATAGTATCTTCGACATGTTATAGTACGAGACAAAAGGAGTCCGGACCTAAAAAATTCAATCCCAGAGGCATATCAACAAATATAACATACAGCGGACACGATGTTTATTTTGATGATAAAAAAGAAAATCCGTATGCGGCGTTTTTTTACATGAATAATACAAAAACATTAAAACCAATAAAATATAACGTGATCATGTCTGATGATGCATATGTGAACGTTTTGAGAAAATATAATAAAAATAAAATTCCTCCTGGAAAAGTGATAAATCCAGAAACTGGAAGATTTGTTCAAGAAAAATCGACAACTAGAAGAATGATCAGAGAAAATCTCGTAAAATCAAAACCATTGTCTGCATTCTTTAAACCTAAGCGGTCATCGCCCTCCAAACCATCGACCAATACGTCGCCGATAATACGTAACGTATCTCCTCGTCGACTTCAAAATCTGTCTTTACAATCGTCTATAAAATCCGTAAAGACATCAACGCCACCAAGGTCTCCATTGCCAAAATTATTATCTTCTACGTTGCCTCAGTTGCCTAAATCACCTTCTCTCATGAAATCATCATCACCTATTAAAAATATGTCAACTGTGAACACTGGGTTTTATCACATTTCAAAGACAAATGATCGTCAAATAAAGTCTAAAATATTTTACAAGCCATCGGTGAAAAGGTTTTATTATGTTTTATCAACGGGTAAACCACAAGTGATAACCAACATACAGAAGTATATTCCAGAGAACAGACTAAAAACTTTGATCGGATAAACATTAATCAATATTACTCTATATTTTTATCATGTTAATATTAACTTAATAAAAATATTATAAAAAACATAGCAACGAGATGTCAGATCAGTTGGACCTTTTCAGGGAGTGTGTGAAAGAATATGTAGACATCACAAACCAAATATCAGAGGCGTCTAAAAGCATCAAAGCGGTCAGGCAGAAGAAGGATGAATTAGGAACGATCATCCAGGAGTTCATGTCAAAAAATAATTACGAAGTAGCAGCTTCGGGGGATGTGCAACTGATTCTCAAACAATCCACGAAGGTGCCAGGTCTCAAAGAAGAAACTGTAATGAATGCATTGCGCGAGATGTACGGTGGCGAAGACGCCGCAAAAGTATGGAAGAAGATCATGGAAAGTCGTGAAAGTCAGTCGACTGTCCTCGACAAACTCTCCTGCCGGAAGAATCGCAAGTCTAACCAGTGATTATATAAAAAGCAGTCTGCACAACCCGTTCTCGAAAACCAGGAAGTTTAAGCAAGCCGCGAACACTTTTATTTTCTTCTGTATAATCTGAGGGACGATATCAAACGATAGCTTAGATTTTGTATATGGCGCAAAATTCAGCGATCCTGTGGGCTGAAAAGACGTGGCATCTAGAGAAAAACTGTAAACAAGAATGTTATCCGTAGGGTCACAACGACGAAAATGCTGATATTTCTGCACGATAGAAAAATATTCACTTGCTCTCGGGGTGAACTGTTGATTAGAGTTGAGATAAAACGTGCCTTTTTCGAATATATTGGTATATTCGAACCCGGTTATATCATTCTCTGGATATGCGACGATTGCGAAGTATTTAACGGGCTTGTTCAACTCTCTGAGGTCGATATCAACTCTCGATTGATTCACGACTTGCCCATTGGTTGTAGTGAGGTAGGTATTTTTGTCTATGCTGTACACCCTGTCGAATGTTATACTCAAGGGAGATTGAGCAAATCTATACTTCTCCGCGTCGTCTAGAAATGTGTATTCGACGATGAGCCCTGCGTCCAACGTAACATTGTCCGGAAGCTGTGTGTTAGCCGGAAGATTCACGAGAGAAATGAGAGGTTTAAACGTAAAATCAACATACACGTCTATATTGGTGGCCAGGTTGAGGACGGGAATGAACTGTTGCTTCGAAGTGGTGTTTTTGCAGCAAAAAAATTTGAGAGGGACGAACATCTCCCATTCTTGGTCAGTGGCCGGCTCCTCGCCTCTTTTCACTAGTTTACTTATCCCGGCATATTTTGAATCTGGGCAAAACAACTTGTCGTCGATGTCCAACCAGAGCCCCTCGGTAGACTGAATTCTCGCATCGCCGATCCGCAACGTTGTGCCCGCGATGATGTTATATCCCATGGTTCCTTTCCATGTCCCGCCCGGAATATTTAGATTGGGGAGAACGATCCGCAAAATCATGGAACCAACGAGATCTCCGCGTTTAGATACCGTGATTGTATTCTTTGTACCAAACCGGACTGTCGTTGAGAACCTCTCCTCGGACTGCTCCACGGCGAAGTTCGTGTACCTTTTATACACGCGCTTGAACAAACTCATCTCCGGGTTGTATGTCAAATACACGTCTTGAGGGCCTCTCGAAAGGAGCTGAACGAACGTTCCTTCGCTGGCCGTGCCACTACTTCTCTGGTTTATGGGAATCGCAACTTCCTCTACCTTTTCGATTTTTTGAGGTATATTAACGGTTCCCGACGGAGGCGTGTACAGAAAATCAAAGCTCATTTCTGTGGGGGATATGGTGGTATTTTGAAAACGTTTTACATTCTCCCCGACCTCATCGGGCTTGGCGAACCGGATATACTCCTCGTCGTATATTTTGTTTTCATTCCTTGAAGAATACATCAATTATTATATTATAAACATTTAATTTAAACTAATATCACGTCGCAATAAAATAATGTTATATTATATCAAATGAACAAGGCTTTAGACGACCTCGAGAAGAAATACTCTCTGCCAATCCCCCAGCCTCTGCAGAATAACTTCCTAAACAACACCACAAGCTGGTGCAGACTCAACCCCATAGGATGCTGTCGCCAGGCGATGACCGAAACATTCTTCCTGATAATGACATATTCCGCCGTGATTTTCCTCGTAGGAGGCAGCGTCCCTACCGTGGCTAATCTCATCAAGTTCGGTATTATTTTCCTCATTATGAATGTCGCCGCAAGAATGGTATCCGATTCTTTCTCAGACAAGCTGGCGATCGCAGCGCTGTCCGGTCTCGGCCTTAAGGCCGTCAGCGTCATTTCTCCAAAAATAATTTCTTGGTGATTGCTCCCTAGTATTATGCCATGGTACATAAAATGCATGTTTGTCGATACGCGGATAATCGTATCGACAAATGTTGCTTGGATAGTATCATGTCATTCTTTTGGCCAACAAAGCGTTGAAATCTTTGATCTTGGTG